ACATGTTAGCTACCTTGTAGGCCAAGCCAACGCCAAATTTAGCACTATTACAGTGCTTATCAAGTGGGCATATCGTGAGTAGGCTAGAGGGCATATCGTCACAGCACAAAGAGAGCTAATGTTCTGCAACAAATTTTATTTTGCGGTTGACCGGCGGTTTCCTGTTGACAAAATCCCTAAGCGCTCAGACGTTGGGGTCATTGTGGTTTATGACTATGGTGGTGTTGAGGTTGTGCGAAGATGCAGACGCACTGAGCTAGACGAATTTGTTGACGTTGATGCTCTAATGTTTATGGTTAGTAGGAAGCTGAATAACAACCTAGCCATAGCCTCTAAATACAGAAGCGCCATTAAGTTTGGTGAATTAGCATTTTTTGGAGTCGAGCAAGTTACGGGTGCCGTGGTTAACATCATTGGCTTTATTCGCCTACCGTTTACCAGCAACGTCGATAGGGTTATTATTGGCTCAGTGGTGTATAATGAAGCCATATCCAGGGATGCGACGCATAGCGAGAGACTAGAGCGGTTAGCCTGGACTCAGGGCCTAGACAAGGCTGTTAGGGCAAGGCTTGCAGAGCTTGGCATTGACGACGCAGACAAACGCATTGACATCAGGGGGTAGCTAATGAGAGACAAAAACCATGAAGTGGGATTAAGCAAAACGCAACAGGACATCACAAGGGTATGCGATGAAATAAAAGATTTGCTGATAAGAAAAAACAAAGCCTATGGGAATTCAGCTTTAGACCCAATTAGGGTGTTTAGCAAAGCCAGCACAATAGAACAGCTTAGAGTGAGAATTGACGATAAGCTCAGTAGGATTAGCAGGGGGGTTAATTTAGATGCTGTTGGCGAATCATCGCTAGATACTGTCCATGATTTAATAGGCTATCTTGTGTTGTTTTTGGTAGGGGTGGAGAAAAAAGGCGACCACTAGCGAATGATGTTAAGAACCTACCACACCACCCGCACAGGCAAGCCCGGGGCGAAAACCTTTAACAACCCCATGGAGTGTGCCAGGGCCATATGGGGTTGGCTTGGCAGTCCTGCTACTGTGTCAATTCATCTAATGATCTTTAGTGGTAGCGGTGTGCTAGAATTAGAAAGGGGTTGGGAGGTTAGCGGATATGAGCAAGAGCTAAGGGCTAGTGCAGTGGTGCAACTAAACCTAGTGTGATATCAACCACGGCGATTTAGGCGGAACGCCGATAACCAAGGAGGCAACATGTCTAACCAGAAACCGAAAACCCCACCAATGCCTAGCGTCCATCGAATCGGAAACGGGATGGACCACCGCGTCACGATCGAACGGTACGTCGTGTGCGACGACGCGCCGGACATGCAAGAGTGCGCCGGACTTGCTGCGTTCGATCTTGACCACGCACCAGTTACGTTCGAGGAAGCTGCCGAGCGTGCAGAACCACAGGTTCTTACGCGGGGCTTCAAGGGGCACATCGAAACGCCTGAGTGGATCATGTGGGAGGGCGAAGACGGGGCGTTGCACGTCGCCAACGGGCGGGATGAATTGACCGGCGCTGTGCTTGGCGAAGTGGTCAAGATCGAACGCAGTAAATAACCAGATAGCCCGCCCCGACACCAAAACGGGGCGGGCGTGAGGGAATAAATGATTGACTTGACAAACATGCTAAAACCAGACTGGGTTAGCGATTGTGGCAGAGCCGCGCTTTTTTGTGGCGACTGCCTAGAGGTGTTGCCGCAACTGCCTAGCAACTGTGTTGACGCTATTGTTACAGACCCGCCATATGGTTTTGGGTTTATGGGTAAGCATTGGGATTATAACGTTCCTAGCATTGAAATGTGGCGAGCTGTAATGAATACCACAAAGCCAGGGGCGCACCTTCTGGCCTTTGGCGGAACTAGAACCTACCATAGGTTGGTGTGTGCTATCGAGGATTCAGGTTTTGACATTCGCGATCAAATACAGTGGATTTACGGGTCCGGTTTTCCGAAATCGCACAACGTTTGATATCGCGGTAAGCAGAATCAAAGCAGCGCTAGCTAGCTGTGAGCCAATTGACGACACACTAACAAACGATACAAGGCAGCCGCAAACGATTTTTGATTGGTCTAGCCCAGAGCGATAGCACAAGGGGGTATGATGGATTGGTTTGACGTATTCAATACAGACTTTAGCACGCCTTGCGCCTCTTTTTTGCTTGACGGTAACAATATCGTTGGCATGGTGGCTGTGAAAAAGGCCGACGGCAACGCAAATGTTGAGTGCTGGAAACTGCAAAGGGGGGCGCTTGTGAGGGATCAAAGCGTTACAGGCATGGACGTTGGGAAAAAAGCGGTTGAGGCCACAGCAGGGCAAATTGCACCACCTGCCGGGCAAATTGGGATGTTTTAGTGGCTGTGCAAAACAAGACCATGAGGCTTATCGAGCTGCCCAACGTAGACCTAATGGTTAGGGTCAATAATGGCGTGGGTAAAGTGTTTTACAGGCTATCAGACCTTGATAAGCTTGAAGAGGACTTCACAGAGGCAGACCTAGCGGCCCTGCTTAGAGAGCATGGCTATAAGTACCCTGTGGAGCTAATCAATGAACACACAGCGGCAGAGCAAGCCCTCTTGCTCGCGGAAGCGAGTAGAAATAGGGAAAAGGGTGATTAGCCGAGAAGTGCGGTTGTTGGCGTGTTGGTTGAGTCTAGGAGGTGGGGTCTTTACTTTTTTAAAATAAAAAATCCCAGCCCACTCAACACACAAAAAATCGGTCAGATTGTTTTCTCCTATCATCCCCTGTGGTTAGCGTTGAAATTACAGAATAGTATCAGTCAACACAATTACACACTCAGAATAAGCATCCTTATTCCAGGGGGTTACGAGCAAATTCTGTTGAGTGGGTTCACTTCACAGACTGCACACTCTCAAAGATAACTAGCGCCATCCCGCCAAGATCGGCAGTTGTTGGATAGAGTCGGTAAAAAGGTAATATCCTGAAATGTCTATTCCTGATTTTGCTAACAATGGGGGGTACCAACATATGGGTATAATATAGCCCTTTTGGGCCAGATCGGTTGAGTCGTTGACTCAACAGCCGAAATTGAGTCCACACTCAAGAATGCAGGATATTGGACGATCGGGTTAGTTATTTTGAGACAGTGGCCGAAAAACTGTCCAGTACTGGACAGAATCAAGCCAGGAAAGCGAGATATTGGCTAATTTTAAACCATTTGCTTCTGAGTGTAGTGAGCGCCAAACCAGAGATAACCGCAAAGAGTGTTGAGTGGACCCATTTTTGAAACGCTAAGGCCATTTTTAGGGGCTGTGAAAGGTCCAATAAGCCCCGGTATTGGATACGTTTAGCCCTGTTTTGCAGAGGTATTAGAAGCATGCGAACTAAAAGGACTGTTGAGTCAACTAGTTATCTTGAGGTAGAGCGCCCAAACAAGAGTTACAACTTTCCTTGGGTGTGCTATAGTGCTTTTGGAGGTATTAGAAAGGGATGAATAAGCTTAGAAAGCCAAACCCCTGGGATAGGCAACCCGAAGAGTCAGAGCGTGATTACATGGCTTTTCAGGTTTACCTAGAGATGGATAAGCCAAGAGTCCTAAAGCAGGCCTTTGCCGTTTTCTCTGGGAAGGCACCCAATGAAGCCGGTGCATACCTATATGAGATATCCGCTAAGCGCGAATGGCGGAATAGAGTATACGCCTACGATCTTTGGTATGCGGCCCAGATGGATAGCATTAAGGTCGAGGTGCTAAAGGAAAAGCACTTAGAGGTAGAGCGCCAACGGGTTGAGGTAAATCATAGCGCCCTGGACTTGGCGCAACTCCTAGTGAATAAGGCTAAGGTTATCCTAAGCATTCCAGTGGTAGAGCAAGTGATCGACTTGCATGACGGTAAGCCAGTTACCATTATCAAGCCAATGGCCAGTGTACGCTATACAGATGCAATTAAGATGATTGAGCTATCGGACAAGCTGCAAAGGTTATCGACTGATATGGCAACTGAAAAGGTCAAGATCGAGATCGGGGCCGCTATTGCCTCTGTATGCGATGATGCAGGGGTTAGCCCCGCTGAAATAGCGGAAGAGTACGAGCGGTTGTTTGGTGAAGCCTTGACGGTAGGCGAGGGTGTGCAGCTCTTGCCGGGGGTTGATGATGATAGTTGAGTTTGTTGCAGCCGGTAGCCAGAGAAATTAGTGGGGTAAACAGTTGGTACTAATTGCAGCGGGGTAGCAGCGTAGTGAGTTTGGCACTGTCAAAAAAAGAGCGCATTAGGATAGCGGCATTATCTGCCAAGAAAAAGCAGCAAGCCGCAGTGTCTGGCGATGATTGGCGGGGTAGCGTTGCTAGCCTAGCTGAAAAGGTTAGTGCCGGACGATGGGTTAGGTACAGGCATCTTGACTACATTAGCGATGTTATCAGCGCTGCCATAAAAAAAGGTGGTGCTAGGATCATTGTAAATATGCCACCCCGCAATGGTAAGTCTGAATTTTGTTCTAAGTACCTGCCTATATGGGCATTAGATGCAGACCCTACCAATAAGGTTATGATTGCATCCTATAGGCTAGAGCTGGCTAAGCGTTGGTCTAGGCAGATTAGGGACATCATTAAGGCCAATGCTTATCTCAATTGCAAGGTGTCCCAAAGCTCATCATCCGCTAGCCAGTGGTCTACAGCCGATAAGAAGACGGGGCTAGAGCTAGAGGGTGGGCTAACGGCTGCCGGGGTTGATGGTGGTATCATTGGTTTTGGTGCCGATGTTCTAGTAATTGATGACCCTATCAAAAACAATCATGAAGGCTATAGTCCGTTGTATCAGGCAAAGCTTAGGGATTGGTTTTTACACACAGCATATACAAGGCTTGAGCCAGGGGGCAGCGTTGTTGTGGTTATGCAACGTTGGTCTGACATTGATTTTGTAGACTTTCTAATCAATAAGCATGGCGATGATTGGACCGTCATTAATCTGCCAGCCATATGCGAAGATGATAACGACCCCTTAGGTAGGGCCATAGGCGATGCGCTATTCCCTGAGCGCTTTGACGCTGATGCTCTGGCCAAGATTAGGGTTGGCGTTAGTGAACTGGTATGGCAAGCCATGTACCAGCAACGACCTAGTAGTTTGGTCGGTAACATCATTAAGCGTGAGTGGATTAAGTTTTTTACCGAAATGCCAACGGGGTTAGAAAGCACCATACACAGTTGGGACCTGACGTTTAGCGATACCGGGCCATCCTTGAACGATGGTCAAGTATGGGGTAGTATTGGCGACGATAGCTATTTGCTCGATAACGTTGGCGGTAATTGGCGCTTTGTTGAGACAATGAAAAACATGATAGAGCTTGCCAGTAAATACCCAAACTATGCAAAGGTGTTGGTTGAGAATAAGGCTAATGGCCCTGCTATCGAGGATATGCTAAAGAAGAAAGTTGACAATATTTTGCTATGGCCGCCCAAGGGCCAGAGGCTTGGCAGTAAGGTTGAGAGGTTAGAGAGCGTTAGCCCTTACTTCAAGTCTGGTAACGTCCACGCACCAGACCCCTTGCTAGCGCCCTGGGTTGTTGACTGGTTAGAGCAAGTGTGCAATTTTCCTGCCGTCAGAAATGATGATAAAGTTGACACCACTACCCAGGCACTACTTTACTTGAGAAATAGGGGCAATGCTGGTATAGTTTCCATTACAGATAAAATGTTTGACGGCAACAACATGCCTAACGATTGGAATTTGTAGCAATGAAAGAACTAGACCCCAACGTCTTAGAAAATGCGTTTGTTGAGGTTGGCTCTACCGGCACGACCTCTTATGGCGGGCTGGTGTCAGATGAGTTTTTGCACCGGCTTGAAGGCGAAAGCGGTAGGCGAATATATAAGGAAATGCGCTATAATGATAGCGTTATCTCTGCTGTGCTATTTGCCATTAACATGCTTATCTCTCAGGTTCAATGGTCTGTGGACCCTGGCACAGATGATGAGGAAGGCATTAGGTTGGCGTCCTTTGTGGAGTCCTGCATGTATGATATGAAAGACTCTTGGGTTGACTTTATTGGGGAAGTCCTTGACATGCTGCCCTATGGGTTTTCGCTCTTTGAGCAATGCTATAAACATAGGGATGGTAGCGAGAGCGCCTATAATGACGGCCTTATAGGCTGGAAGTCCCTAGCAACTAGGCCACAGGATACCGTTAAGCGTTGGTTGTTTGATGCCTCTGGTAACATTGAAGCCGTAGAGCAAACAACCAACATGGGTGTTGCGACAATCCCCATTGATAAGCTTCTTGTGTTCAACACCAACAAACGCAGGGGCAACCCTGAGGGTATGAGCGTACTGCGTAACTGTTATAGGGCTTGGTTTTTCAAAAAGAAGTTTGAAGAGATTGAAGGCATTGGTATTGAGCGCGACTTAGCGGGCTTGCCTGTGGCAGAGGTGCCACCAGATTATTTAGCCTCAGATGCACCAATCGAAAAGAAGGCGGTAGCCACTGCAATCAAAAAGATTCTGCAAAACGTCAAGCAAAACCACCAAGCCTCAATCCTATGGCCCCTGGCTTACAATGATGCCGGACAGGAGATGTTTAGGCTTAAGCTGCTAACGTCCGGGGGTAAGCGCAACTTTGACATTGGGGCAATCATTAGTAGGTATGATACTAGGATTGCTGGAACCATGTTAGCTGACTTCATTTTGTTAGGGCAAACGGGGGTGGGTAGCTTTGCCCTGGCTTCTAGCAAGACACATTTATTCGGCGTTGCTATCGGGGCATTCCTTGACCGCATAACGCAGGTGCTAAACGCAAAGGCCATTCCTACTCTGATTAGACTTAATGGGTTTGACACTTCAAAGCAGCCCTATCTAGTGCATGGTGATATTGAAGTGCCAGACCTTGGCATCATTGGCGACTTTGTTAGCAAGCTCAGTGCTAGCGGCATTGACCTAACGGATAACCCAACGGTTAACAGGTTGCGAGACTTTGCGGGTTTGCCTAATGTCAATCAGGACGATAGCGAGTAGTTGCAGCCGGTAAGTGGGGAAGTTAGTAGTGGTAAAAACGAAGCTATACGGCAGAATGAGCAATAAGCAAAATGCTAAGCGCGTTAGGCGTCTTGACGTTATCACAAAGGCAAAAGCCAGCGCACTGGCACAACAAAAGAAAATACATAAGCTAGCAGCTAAGCAAGAAAAAAAGTTTATAGCAATCTTTAATAGCTCCGTCAAGCTTGCCCAAAACAAAATAACAATCAAGGGCATTGAGGCAGCGCTAAAGAGGGGCAAAGGGGCTGCTACAGCTTATGGCGAAAAAGCTGTTATGGAGTTTGGCGCTAGCATTGATGGTATATCTAAGCCGATGTATGAGGCTATGGTCGAGAGTGGTAAGTTTGAAGCCACGGAAATTAGCTCCTTACTCGCTGGTATAGCGGTTGAACCTGCTGTTGGTGGAATTGTGTTTGATTCTTTTGACGCTCAGGTGCTAACGGTTTTGCGTAAGAGCGCGGCAAAAGCCGTAACATCTATTACAGAGGGCACCAGGGCAGCGCTAAAACACCTAATTATCTCATCCTTTGGAGAGGATAGCGGTAGGTCAACCAGGGCGCTAGCGCGGGAAATTATGGGCGTTATCGGCTTGAACGAAAAGCAAGCCAAGGCAGTCACCAATCTTAACGCTAAGCTCATAAAGCAGGGTGTTAGCCCGTCACAGATTGATAAGAAAATTGCGTCCTACTCTAAGAGGTTGTTACGGGAAAGGTCGCATAACATAGCCCGTACCGAGACAATGAAGGCCATAGGCGAGGGCAGGGCACAAGCTTGGAAGCAAGCGGAAAAGCGCGGGCTAGTTAAGGATAGCGAAATACAGCGGGAGTGGATAACCGCTAGGGATGAATTAGTCTGTGAAATTTGCGCGCCGATGGACGGCGAGGTTATCACAGGGGCTAAGGCTGTGTGGACATTACCCAATGGCGAAAAGCGAGATTTTGCATGGGCGCATAACCTTTGCCGCTGTACTGAAAACATTAGAATTTACGCATTTTAGGAGTAACAAATGTCTGTCATTAGTTGTAAAAAGCCAGATGGCTCTACGGGCTGGAAAATTGGCGAGGATGGACAGCACATATTTAGCACAGAGGCAGAGGCTAACGATGGTGTGATTATGGCAGACGCTATGATCGTGGCTATTGCTGGCGTTGAAAGCGTTAGCAAGGCCAAGTCCACTGCCTACCTAGAAACCGTAGCCAACAAACTAAAGACCCTGCCACAGTGGGTTAGGGATTTAGTGGAGCCTTCGGCCAGAGGCTATGCCGGTGGCAAAGCCAAGGGTGCCAGACCTGACAAGCCCTCGCAACTCTCGGTTATGGCCCTGGCTAGTGCTGGCAATGACGATATCAAAGCGCTTAATGACGATGGTATCAAGCAGTTTATTGGAATTGCAGAGGCAGCGCACTATCATAAGCTAGCAATCAACATGGATGTTGTTAGGGCAGCCCTCAGTGAGGCAAGGGACAGGGGCTTGAAGCTTGCCAAGACAAAGCACTGCACGCTCTTAGATGATGTTGGCGCATCGTTTAAGGCCATTGTTAAGGCTGCCGTTGCCAGCTCAGTTGACGGGCTCAGTAGCATTGGGGTTGCTGGCGCGCTTGAGGCTCCTGGCTGCGTTGAATTCGTTGAATTCGTTTGTGGTAGCGAGGAAACGCAAACGGCGGTAGCTAAGGCTGTGGAACCAGACTATGGGGCTACGCTCTACTTCCTCTATGAGTTTGG